TTTTATTACCAATCTGGGAAAGGTTTCCGCCTGGTTGTATTTCAGTCCCTATGATATCTTCGCTTGGTACTCCAACTTCAAGACCCTGTCGGAGAAGAAACTCCTGACCGATGACCTGGCCCTGGCCTGGGCGGTCTCCGATATCCCCAGCCGAGACATGGGATACGTCCCCCGTGATATGCAAGGGGAGGCGGACGAGTTGAAGTGGAGCCTGAACAATCGGGGGATCAAAGCGACGGATGCGATATCAGCGGTGGTTGCCGCTCACCATGCCTTCACCTCAGTCGACTCGAAGGAAGAGGATGGGATGGTGAAGGCAATCCGGAGGGGGCTGTCAGTGGACTCCCCCCGGATAGCGCAAGCCCTGGAGTTGATCGACTCGATGCACTCGAAAATGAATCAGCCCACCTTGTGGAAAGAAATCGATCTCCGACTCCGCTACGGGGCGACCAGGGAGCAGCTCCCATTCATCCGGATCAAGGGGGTGGGTGCGGTAAAGTCAAAGAAGTTGGTCCAAAAGTTTGCAACCGTTGAGGAACTGGCATCTATAGAGGGGAAGGTAAAACTCCGCCTGCTCTTTACCCCGATGGAAGCCGCCCGGATCCACACCGAAGCCAAAAAACTGGTGGAAGGAGGAAAACAAGGATGAACCACAGCGGACGTAAGATGTATCAGGGAAGCGTTTTGACAAAACCGGAGAAAACCTGGAAGCAGGTGATGGGGATCTGCGTCCTGGTCCCGATGCTCCTGGGGATGCTCATGGTTTTCCTGGCAATGTAATTTTGGCCGAGTACGCTGGGCAAGGCTTGGGAGGGGGCTTTGTCCAGCGTTCAGGTTCCAAAACTACAAACCCAAACGAGGAGGGAGAAAATGCTATTTCCAACGAACGATTTGTCACTTCACATGGTATGGGCGCATCTGCTTTCGCAAATCGGATATCAGGAAAAGACCCAAGAGGTCCAGAAGCAGTTTGCGGTCACCGTCCACGGACTCCTCCGGGAAGCTGGTATCCCGATCAGCCGGGAATCCGTGATTTGCAAATACAAAGAACTGATTGAGGACTAAAGGAGGGAGGGGACGTGTTTGCCGAGACCGAGCGACTTAGACAGCAACTGGAAACCGAGCGAGCCCAGCATGCTTTTTCCAGGGAGCGGGCCTTGGAAGCCGGGAACGCCGAGGAATCCTTCACCCGGTGGAAATCCGCCGCCTATCGGAAAGGTCGGGTGGAGGGACTGCAACTGGCCCTGGAGCTAATAGCAAAGGTGGCCAGGGAAGAAGCCCAAAAAGGAGGGAAAAAGTAAATGGCAGGAAAACGAAAACCAAAGCCCGAGATCACCGCCAAGTGCTATCTGTGCAACTTTTTCTTTCATTCCCCGCTGATCAAAAACGACCAGGTCCACAATCCCCGACTTTGTGTCAAGACCGAACTGGAAATCCATTCCTTTAGCCCGGTCTGCGGAGAGTTCCAGTTGGCCCCATTTTTCCACTGCGACCGGACCAACCACCAGATCCCCCCGGCGCTCTGTCATAGGAGATGGCAGAATAAGCACGAGTCCTGCAACTCGAAATGTCTCCAGCGGAAGGAACTCCTGGTGGTGAGTCAGCCGGCGGTGGGGATCCTGAAGGTCAGAGCCGGAGTGATCCAGGATCGGGAGAGTCCGGAGCCGGGGAATACCATCCCCATCGTCCTGAAGAAACGTTGCTCCATCACGATTTAGCCGCCATAGGATTGGGTTCGGCCATCCACGAACTACCGAGGAGTCAACTCTAATAGAGTCGGTTTTGTCGGTAAAACCAGAAAATGGAGGGGACCACCATAATGCCAACAGAACTGAAGGTCAGAGCCGGGGAACCACAGGAATCCTTTGTCCGGGCGATCTACGCGGAAATGCTCCTGGACAAAGCCCAGTCCCTCAGTGCCGGGATCAATCCGGACTACCTGAGTATTGACGACATCGACAATCCGGAGCAAACCTTGTCTCCGTCGGCCTGGAGCCTCCGGTGCTATCAGGAAAGTTTCGAGGATGAGGTAATCACCCGGGATCTGTTCGAGCGGCTATCGGCGGAGGCCAAGGAGGTGCTCAAGATATTCCTAACCACCCCCGCCGAGGTCACCGAAGCACTTATGCAAATATCCATCGACGGGGAGTCCAGGCGACCGGACCGGGATGGGCGACATGTGACCCTGAAGCGTCTTTACAAGATCACTCGGATGAAACGGTACTTGCGTAAATCATTTTCCCCCTCCACGATCTCCCGGATATTTGAAGAGCTCCACCATTTTTTCCGGGAAAGTCTGATATAATAAAGCAGGGGGACAAACATATGGGAACAATCACAATCATCGATGGAATCTACTGTAAGGCCTCCCGCGATCTCTGGCCCACAATATCCAGACTGATGGAATACGAGGGGGAGCGGTGGAAGATGTCACCGGGGGGCTTCGGCCGACAAAAAGAGATCAAGACCCGCTCCTTCCTGGATCATCGGGGAGGGAAGTTCCTTTGCGGATTTCTCCCTCGAGTAAAAAACTCGATTCGATCGACAGGGGAAGATCTTAAAATAAACGGAATCCCCTTCTATCTACCACCACCCAATCGGCCAAACATAAAGCCGCCGGAGGGAGCCAGACTGGAACAGTTTGCCCTACAAACCCATATCGCAGAAGTGGCAGTTAAAAATCAGCGGGGGATAATCCAAGCCCCGACAGGTTCCGGGAAAACCACAATTGCCATGCTCATCGCCTCGATGTTCTATCCGAAGCATAAGATCCTTTTCCTTTGTCACACCATTTCCTTACTGACTCAAACCTACCAGGAATTTGCAAACCGGGGGTTCTCTGACATTGGAATGGTCGGGGGAGCCTTTCTAAAAAAGTTTTCTGATACCTTGGTAAAAGATAATCGGATAGTTATTTCCACCGTTCAGACCTTTTCCAAATTCGATCCAAAGGAATACTGCGATCAATTCGATGTGGTACTAATTGACGAAGCCCACCATTGCAACGCAATAACCGGACAGTTCGGAAAGATCCTGACCCATCTACTCGCTCCGGTCAAGATCGGATTCACCGCAACCATCCCCACCGCTCGGGAGGCCTCGCTTGCCCTCGAAGGAATCATCGGCCCGATCATCGGGGAGATCTCAATCCAGGAGGGAGTTGAGTTAAAAATAATGGCAAAGCCCAAAATTAAATTGGTTCCCATCCCCCACAATTCCCTGTTTGGGGACATCCGGAAATATAACGAGTTGTATCGAGCGGCGATTGTGGATAGCCGGATCCGGAATTCCAGGATAGCGTCGGTAGCGGTCGACCTGGCCTCCAGCGGGCTCTCCTCCCTGATCATCGTAAAGGAAATCCAGCATGGTGACAACATCACCGACATGATTCGGATGAAAGGCCACAAATGCTCCTTTGTCCAGGGGAATACCTCCGGGGAGATCCGGGATGCGGTCAAGGAGCAACTGGAACAGAAGGGGATAAAGATCGTCGTATGTACCGCAGTCTGGAAGGAGGGGGTCAACATCCCATCCCTGAACTGCGTTATAAATGCGGCCGGGGGGAAGTCGGAAATCTCCACCCTCCAGGCCATCGGCCGGGGGCTACGCTCGGTACCAGGGAAGAAGGAGATCGTCATCTACGACTTCCTGGATCCCTACAAGTACCTTGCTCAGCACGCAATCCAACGAATCGCTATCTACGTCGAAGCGGGGTGGATATGATACCAGACGATTGTAAAGTCCCGGACGATTGTTATGAATGTCCGATGTATGATCTCTGCGAGCGGTCACCAGCGGGGAAATTTACTCTGCAAAAAGTTATATTCTTTCTTGGACTCCTGGGGGGACTCGTCGCTTTCTGGTACTATGGTATAAAATGGATTCTGTCTCTTTTGACATAATAGCGTTCCTGGAAGAACACTCTATCGAGTACCATACCAGCGGGAAGAACGTTGGTCAAGGATGGATCGGGCTACAATGTCGTTTTTGTACCGACCAATCGAATCATCTCGGGGTCAACCTGGACTCGAAGGTTTACTCCTGCATGAAGTGTGGGGAGAAGGGTGGTCCGGTAAAGCTCGTCAAGACCCTGCTGGACTGCGAGTGGGTGGAGGCGTATCAAGAGGTCGAGCGGTTCTCCGATCTCCCCCCGAGCAAGAAGGAGCGGGGGATCCCCCGGAGCGAATCCGATAGGTGGAAACCGAAGACCCTCCCGATCCCATCCTACTTCTCGAAGAACTTCTCGAAGCGCCATCTTGCCTATCTGGCCGGGAGAAAATTTAACCCCTCCGCTTTGATCGAGCGGTACGATCTGTATGCAGTCGGGGGAATCGCAACTCCCCAGTGGAAGTGGCGGGTGGTCGCTCCGGTCAAGATCGGGGGACAGGTGGTCAATTTTATCGGCCGGGATATCACCGGGAAATCCCCCTTGCGGTATCGGTTGGAGGATAATGAGAAAGCGATCATCCCCCGAGCCCGACTACTCTACAATCTGGATAGTGTCAAGGATGGGTCCTGTCTGATCGTAGAAGGGATGACCGATGTGTGGCGGGTGGGAGCGGGAGCGATCGCCTGTGTGGGGACAAAGGTCTCTGACTTCCAGATTGGTACCCTTCTGGACTTTGGGATCAAAAGGGCTTCGATCCTATTCGATCCAGAGCCCGAAGCCCAACGCCTTGCACGCCGTCTGGCTGGTCGATTGGCGGGGGTGATGGATAAGGTGGTAGTCTTAGAAAAACAGACGTCAGGGGATCCGGGGGACATGTCCCCGGATGAAGTTATCGAACTCAGAAGGAGAGTGTTTACGTGATAAAAAATTTTATTAGGTAGTCCTAATCAATAAATGATATAATCCTTTCATCGAAGTGGAAAGACGGCTTTTACCGAGCCGAGTAGTAAATGGGGAGAGAAGGAAAGGTACCAGAGGGAAAGAAGACAGAAGAGGAGTATTTGGTCTTGATAAAATTTTATTTTTACCCTATATTTGACCTTGATTTGGGCTCGCTTGGGAGGCCCAACTCATTCACTACATCATCCCAAGTCCTGTTCTGTCGCCAGCTGGTACCTGGCTCTCCTCTTAATAGCCCCGGAGCGGTAAACTCCGGGGCTATCTCTTTTTATGGGACACCCTAAAATGCTACTATACACCTTAGAGTATATAGGCAAAGGGGGAATTTCCTGCCTGGTCCTGCCTACCAAGGAAGCTGCCCTATCAGAGTTCGAGCGGTTGAAATCCCACGCCCCCATGATCACTCTGAATAGAATTAAATTTCCAAATACAAAAGAAGGAATCTGCTCTCTCCTTAATAACAGGAATGCCGACCTATCCTGCAAACAAATATTGCTGTGGGATCAGATAGGAGGAACCAGAAAATGAGCAACAGGATCACTTTTTTCCATCTACCGCTGGAGGTAGAAAAAAATCCGAAGCTTACCAAAACTGACAAAGACGTGGCTTGGATAGTCTTCAGCGTAAATGGGACAAATGGTCACGACCATTCCTGCTTTTACTCAAACAAAAAACTAGCGGTGATGACTGATTGTGATCCTCTAACAGTCAGCCGAGCGGTAAAAAAATTGGTCCAGGAGAAAGCGGTGATCTCAAAGGTTACCGTAGACAAGTCGGTGGGATCCCGCCGGGAACTATCGGTCAATCCAGAGTACAAAGAGTATGGGAAAAAGTTTGTTGATGAGTACAACCGTAAGGTGGAAGAACAGCAGACGGGGGGGTTGATAAAATTATCAAGGGGGGTTGATAAAATTATCAAGCCCCCCCGTGAAAAATCGAAGGACTACGGGGGTTTAAAAAACCCTTATATAATAAAGATAGATAATAAAGATACTTTTCCTTTGGAAAAGTACGGAACCTCCGGTTCCGGACAACCGGTACAAGGAGAATCCACCTTTGCTTGCCAGAGAGAAGTGGAGTCTTTGTCCGATAAAATAGTTGCCAACCCAAGAAAGGAGGACCGCTCTATGCCCCTGACACTTGTACCTGTACCGGAGGAGGCCAACAGAACCTTTGATTACTGGAATAGTCAAGGTGAGCCCCTGCCAAGGCATCGGGTGGGGACTCGAGTCCACAAGGATGCGATAAAAGCAATCCGGAAGGCTCTAAAAATCCACAAGGAGAAAACCATCCGGAACGCTATCGACCTGTACCGGCAGTCCTTGACAAGAACCGATTTGAATTTGTTCCGGTTTAAATCGGCACCCGTCCGAGTGGGTCTGGATGAGTTTTTCCAGTTCTCCGGATTCACCATCGGAGTTATTGCCGATAGAAAGATAAAAGGTTTCGACGGTGGGGGTTCCGCCTGGTTTGATATTTGTTTGAAGGGGGCGGCGGAGGTGGAGCAGCGGTTCGCCGTGGTGCCGGTGGACAAATTCCCGGTCGTCACCAAATTGCTCCAGAAGGTAATCGGCTCCTGGGACGATCATCCGAAGGTAACCGGACCCATCGCGGAGAAGCAATTACAAATCGTATCCGCCAAACTGGTGGAGTTTCATCAGCGGATCAAACCGAGGATGTTGACCGGGGGATTCCTAAAGTTCTCCACCCCCGAGTTTTTGAAGGAGTACTTTGTCCCCTACCTCCAGGAGATGCTCGGGACAAGGGGGGTGGAAGGGTTCCAACTATGGTGGATGATCGGGGAGGGATTCGTTGATGAGTTCGAGCAACATCTGGTGCGGACGCGAGCGATAACAAAACCGGTGATGGTTAGACATCTCAAGAGGAGGGCGGTTTGTGATCAAAACATTTCATTCGGGAGCGGAAGTAGAGCGGCTTATCATCACAGGTATGATAACGAGTGCGAGTTATCTGCGGCGGATTACCAAAATATATAACCCCGACTATTTTCAAATCGACTACGCCAAGATCATCGCCAAGTGGTGTATCGAGTATCACGGAATTTATAAATCCTCTCCGGGAACTCATATTGAGGACATCTTCAATTCACGCAAGCGGGAGTTCCAGGATGGGCAGGAGCGACTCGCGGGGGAGTTCCTCCAACAGATATCCCGAGCCCATGAGGAGCGGGAAAACTTCAACTCCGAGTATCTGTACGAAAAGACCAGGAAATATTTTTACAAACGGGCTCTGCTGATAATGACCGAGAGGGTGGAGGCGTTTGCCCAGGCCGACCGGGTCTCCGATGCTCAAGGGATAATAAAAAACTTTAAATCCATCGCCTCCGATGTCTCCCCCTGGATCAACCCGCTGGATGACCAGTTTATATCGGAGGTGTTTGCCAACATGGACCACAACCGGCTATTCCAGTTGCCTGGAAAGCTGGGGGAGCTGATCGGAGCCTTCGAGCGGGGGTGGTTAGTGGGGTGGTTGGGTCCGATGAAACGGGGAAAGACTTTTTGGTTGTTTGAGTGTGCAATGCGAGCGGCCATGCAAAAACTAAACACCGTGATTGTCTCCCTGGAAATGAATGCCCCGACAAATGCCATGCGGATCTACCACCGGATGACCGCACTCCCCGACAATCCGGGGGAGTATCTGTTTCCAGTCTTTGATTGTGGGAACAACCAGGACGGCTCCTGCTCGATGAAGGAGCGGCTAAAGTTCAATGACCTGACTTTATTTGTGGATGAGGTAAAGCCTGAGTTTTCCAAATCGATGGACTACCGGGTCTGCACCTACTGCCGGGACAACCCCGCCTTGTTTAAGAAGGGGGAGAATCCATACCTGGCGGTACATTGGTATATTTCTTCGGAGTACAAAAGAGTTTTTGGGATAGAGGCGGTAATCAAAAGCAAAAAGAAATTCGTTGCTCAGTTTGGTTCCAGACTCCGCTTCCGCCCCTATCCGGCTTTCTCCGCCTCCCTGGACGATCTGGAAAAGGATCTGGAGACCTTGGAGTTTACCGAGGGGTTCATACCGGATGTCATCGTCATCGACTATGCCGATATCCTCATGCCCCCGGACAAGCGGCTGATCGAGCGCTCCGCTCTGGACTCCATCTGGAAGGGGCTGAAGGGGATGGCGGAGAAAAGGAATTGTCTGGTCATTACCGCCAGCCAATCAAATCGGGGAGCGATAAAGAAGGAGAGTATGGATCAAACCGACATCGCTGAGGACATCCGGAAGATCGCTCACGTCGACGCAATGTTCGGATTGAACCAGAAGCGGTCGGAGCGGTCGGATATGGTCATCCGGATAAACACTTTGGCCCACCGGCATCGAGCATCGGTGGACTATCGGCAGGCCTTGGTTCTGAATCAACTCGATCTGGGACTCCCTTGTATCGACTCGGAGATCATCACCAAAAACTTTGACGACTAAAAGGAGGGATAAAATGGTAACCGTGACAAGAATCTTTGAATTTGCTTACGCTCACTTCCTGGAGGGACACCAAGGTAAGTGCTGCCAGCTCCACGGTCACAATGGGATCCTGGAGGTGGAGGTGGCACCTAACACCTTCGGGATGCTCAACAGCTACAACAAGCAGTGTAAGGAAGGTCAT